GCGGTGCTCAAGCGCCTCGAGGAGCGGTACACAAACGAATGGAAACTTTCGGCGCCGGAAGACAGCGCCAAACGAGACGACGCCTACCGTATGGTGCGCGCCGTAGCTGAGTTCAGGGCGGAGCTTGCCTCACTGGCAGCGGAACCGACCGTGGCTCAGTTCAACCGCCGCTTGAAGCGGGCATGATGAATGAGGTAAATAGATGAGCACCGAGCAGTCGCAGCCCAGCGAAATCGGTTTGACAGAAGCAGCAAGCCGGATCTCGTCGTTGCTAGGAGGGGCTCCCCCCGAACCAGGCACCGAGACAAAGCAAGCAGCTCCTGCCGCAGTCGAAGAGACTGAGGCGTCGGCGGACGAGGTCAACGAGACTACGTCGGAAGGTGAAGAGGCCGCAGATCAGTCTGCGTCACCTGACGGCGAAGAGACCGAGAACGTCGAGGACAACGAAGGCGACAAGAAAGAGCTGTCTCCAGACACCCTAGTCACCGTCAAGATTGACGGCAAGACGATGGAAGTGCCGCTGAAAGAGGCTCTGGAAGGTTACCAACGGCAGTCCGATTATTCGCGGAAGATGCAGAAGCTTCGTGATGAAGCGGTTGCATTCCAAGCGGATCGCCAACAGGTAGAAGTAGAGCGGTCTCAGTATGCTCAACTCCTGACGGCTCTTGAGGCACAGCTCACGCAGATGATGCCGCAGGAACCGAACTGGGAACAGCTACACAGAGAAGATCCACTCAACTTTCCTATCGTTGAGAAGCAATGGCGCGACTATAAGGAGCGCCTGGCTGCGACGAGATCAGAACGCGATCGACTTGCAGCTATGCAGGCTCAACAGGAGCAGGCGGCACTACGGCAACAGGTCGAGGAAGGACGCAAGTACATCCTCGAAAAGATGCCGGAATGGAAAGACCAGGCGAAGTGGGATGCGGCGCGCAACCAGCTTCGGGACTACGGCCAGAAGGTCGGATACAGTTCTGAAGAATTGGCGCAGGCATATGACCCTCGAGCCATCCTAGTGCTGGAAAAGGCGCGTCGATACGACGCTCTCATGGCGAATCGGCCTAAGCCAAACCAGGCTCAGAGCCCGAAGCCATTGAAAGCAGGATCTACGGCCTCGACTCCGAAACAGGCGACCGAAGTTCAGCGAATGAGACAGCGTCTCAAGGGAACCGGCAGCGTCGACGACGCGGCCAAACTTTTCGGTCTTCTCGACAGGAGATAAACAATGTCATCTGTGACCAAAGCAACAACCTACGACAACGTCAACGCAATTCGCGAAGACCTGTCGAACATCATCTACGACATCTCGCCGGTTGATACGCCGTTCATGTCCAACATTGGACGTGACACTGCGGCCAACACCTACTTCGAGTGGCAGCAGGATTCTCTTGCCGCTGCTGACACGACCAACGCCGCGATCGAAGGTGCCGCTGCTGGCGACATGGACTTCGTTGCGACCGTCCGCACGGCCAACTACACCCAGATCTCGACGAAGGTCGTCTCTGTGTCTGGCACTGCTGACGCGGTCAACACCGCCGGCATGAACACCCTCATGGCCTACGAAACGGCCAAGAAGGCAAAAGAGTTGAAGCGCGACATGGAAGCCATCCTCACCAGCAACCAGGCTGGCGTGGCTGGTAACAACTCGACAGCTCGCAAGACGGCTGGCCTTCCGACCTGGCTGTGCAACAACTACCAGGCGAACGCTGCGACCGTCTCGGCTATGTCGGGCGCTTCTGGTAACGGCTATCCTTCGACGGCTTGGACGGGTCTTTCGACTGCAACCGACGTCGCTCTGACAGAAGCCATGCTCAAGACTTCCATCCAGCAGGTCTGGGAAGACGGCGGCGATCCGAAGGTGTTCATGGTGAACGCCTACAACAAGACGGTCGCTTCCAGCTTCGTCGGCATTGCTCCCAACCGCGTGACCTACAACCAGGTCAAGCCGGTTGCGATCATTGCGACGGCTGACGTCTACCTCTCCGACTTCGGCGAAGTGGCAATCGTTCCGAACCGCTTCCAGCCTGGCAACTTCGCCTTCGTGCTGGATCCGGAATATGCGTCGGTTTCGTACCTCCGTCCTTTCCGCACTTACGACATCGCCAAGGCTGGCGACTCGGACAAGAAGGAAATGGTCGTGGAATACGGCCTGCGTATCAAGAACCAGAACGCTCACGCAGTTATCGCGAACCTCATCGCTTCGTGATAAGAGAAGGGGGCCGCTTATTGCGGCCCCCGACTTACGCAGGAAACGCAAATGGCTGATGATTTTGCCGCAGGCTCGTTTGTTCTGTCTCACGACAGCCTGACGGGAACACTTCAGAAGATGCACATCACGCCTGACCAGCGTCTTGTCTTTGAGACGTCTGTCGAGCTCGGTGATCTTCCTGATCTAAATAAGGCGCAGATGGACGAGACATCGCGCACGCAGAAGAGCGGCGACATGGTAAAGGTCGCAAGCCTTCCAATGATGGTTTATCTCGAGCTATCTCAGAAGGGCATCCTCAAAGATAAGGCCGCGTTTCGCCGCTGGCTGAAGAGTGAGGAAGCCCGTCCATACCGCACTCATTGGATGAGCAGCTAATGACGACAGTCACTGACTATTCGTCGCTTCAGAGCGCGATCGCAGACTATCTGAACCGTCAAGATCTGACGTCTCAGATCCCGATGTTTATTCAGTTCTGCGAAGCAGATCTGAACACTCGCCTGCGCTGTCGCGAGCAGATTAAGCGCGCCCAGGCGACAAGCGACGAAGAGTATGTTCAACTCCCCTCAGATTGGCTTGAGGGCATCAATCTACAGATCGTCGACGGCGTCAGCCCTCTGCGCTACGTCACGCTCGACGAGGCAGACATCATCAAGAAAGAACAACGCTACGACAGCGTTCACGCCTATTCGCTCATGAACGGCGCGATCGAGCTGGTTCCTGCTCCATCCGGTAACGTAGACATCGACATGGTCTACTACCGCACGATCCCGTCTCTGACAGTAAGTGCAACAACCAACTGGCTGTTGACGCGAGCTCCAGACGTTTATCTCTACGGGGCTCTTACGCACGCAGCGCCGTTCCTTCTAGATGACCAAAGACTTCCCGTCTTTGGTTCGATATACGCGGGGCGTATCCAGGCGCTCAACGATGAAGCTCAGAAATCCCTGCATAGCGGCTCGCCGCTGGTAGCTAGAACTCGGAGGGTCTACTAATGGCCGGCTTGTCCAACTATGGCGAAAATCTAACCCTGACCTGGCTGTTCACGGCCAGTAGTGCGACACGTCCGACGTCCTGGTACGTCGCTCTTTACACGGTGGCGCCGGGCGAAGGCGGCGGCGGCACAGAAGTGTCGGGCGGATCATATGCTCGCCAGGCTGCGACGTTCACTGTCTCCGGAACAGCTCCGACGCAGGCAACCAACAGCTCGGCGATTGAGTTCCCAGCTGCTACGGCGTCTTGGGGGACGATTGTCGCTGCGGCAATTTACGACGCCTCGACGAGTGGCAACATGATCGCTTTCTCGACCCTCGACACGTCGAAGACGATCGACAGCGGCGACGTCCTGCGCTTCAACGCCTCGAGCCTCACAATTACGCTGGACTAAGACGTGGCTGACTACGGCGTAGCAGATTATGGCGAAGGCCTATATGGATCTGGCTATGTCCTGACAGCCAGCGCCACGATCGCGGCTACGTCTGACGCAACCGCATCCGGTCAGCGGATCCGGCTCGGTACCGAGACGATCGCTTGTCAGTCTGATGGTACGGCTTCGGTCGTAAAACTATCTTCTATTTCTGAAACGATAGCCTGTCAGTCTAACGCCAGCGCCTCTGTCATTCGCGTTCAGTTTGCGACTTTCGTCGATGCTGTGACGTCATCCATGATGGCGTCTGCAGCTTATACGCAGCGCGTAGCATCGACGATCGCGATCACGTCTGACATGGATGCGGCCGGAGGTCGGATTACCCTGGCGGATGAGACGATTGCCGTTCAGTCTGGCGCAGCCTTTGACGGACAGGCTGTTCGCCAGGTCAGTGAAACGGTCTCCATAGCATCCAGTATGTCAGCCGGCGGATACGTTGCAATCCTCGACAGCGAGACCATAGCAATTACTTCTTCGATGCAGGCTGATGGCATCAGACTGAGGCTTGCTAATGAGCTGATCTCCGTGCAGTCGGCTATGTCGGCCTCTGGAGTTGGACGTCTTTCTGCGGTAGAAGAGATTGACATCGCCTCGACCTTCACGGCCTCCGTGAATAGGCTGATAGGCGTCTCCGAAACGATCGCCATTACGGCGGGCATGACGGCGAATGCGAGATACCTTTGGGAGCCTGAACCTGTGGCTCCTGAGACTTGGGCAGACCAAGCGGTCGGCTCTCAGTCTTGGACGGAGCTCCCAGTTGGAGCTGAGACTTGGACCACAGCAGAAATTGCTGTGGAAACTTGGACACAACAGACTGCGTCTCCTGCGACGTGGAACCAGTTGAACTGAGGAGGCTTCTGTGGCCGATACCTACACAACGAACCTAAACCTGACAAAACCGGAGGTCGGCGCCTCCCGTGATACCTGGGGCGGTAAACTCAACACCGACCTCGACACGCTCGATGCGCTCTTCAATGCTGCCGGTAATGGAACGTCGGTTGGTTTGAACGTCGGCTCCGGAAAGACGCTAACGGTTGCAGGGACTTTGACAGCTACTGGCACAGCAACGTTGCCGGCTGCGGCTACCGCTGGCGGAGCGACAATCGTCAGCACGACCGGCACGCAAACGCTCACCAATAAAACGCTGACGAGTCCCTCATTTGATGCAAATCTTGCCTTTACCGGGACAGGCAACCGCATCACTGGCGACTTTACAAACGCGACAATCACAAACCGCGTTGCGCTTCAAACGAGCACATCAAATGGCGCGACGTCAGTCGGTGCTCTTCCAAATGGAACGTCAGACTTTGCAGGATTCACTGCATTCAATAACTCGACACCGACGAATGCTGGCTTCTTTCAAATTTCTGCGGCTTCAGCCACAGAAGCGCGTTTGAACTCCGGAATTACCGGATCTGGTTCATACATGCCGGTCACGTTTTATCTCGGCGGATCGGAGCGTGCCAGATTCGATACATCAGGCAATTTCGGGATCGGCACAAACTCACCGTCAGCAAAGCTTGAGGTAAATGGAGCAATTAAGGACAGCAAAGGCGACGTGCGCTCTGTCCCACAGAACGCTCAGACGGGAGCATATACGCTTGTCGCTGGCGACAATGGAAAGCACATCAGCATTACGACAGGTGGCGTGACAGTCCCTGCAAGCGTGTTCTCTGTTGGTGATACGGTGACAATCTACAACAATTCTGCATCAAACCAGACCATCACGCAGGGCGCATCTGTGACGATGTACCAAGTCGGAACGGCAAACACAGGTAATCGCACACTTGCACAGCGCGGTCTTGCAACAATCGTGTGCGTGGCAAGCAATACCTTTGTCATCACTGGTGGAGGACTGACCTAATGTCAGTTGCGAACCTGCTTCTTGGTGCTGCTTCATCAGCTAAATTTACCGTAGCAACTGGCGGCACGGTTACAACCGATGGCAATTATAAAGTACATACCTTCACAGGCGGCGGCACTTTTTCCGTATCGCAAGTAGGTGATGATCCGTCTGTTTCATACTTAATTGCTGCTGGCGGCGCGGCTGGTGGTGGCGGTTATGGCGGTTCTGCCCAAAATTGGATGGGCGGCGGCGGCGGCGCTGGTGGTTTGCTCACCGGAACGACAAACGTTTCTGCAACTTCTTACACAATAACCGTAGGCGGCGGCGGTGCCGGCGCAAGTCAGGCACAAGGCGGTAATGGGTCAAATTCTTCTGCCTTCAGCCAAACCGCAACAGGCGGCGGCGGCGGCGGTTCTTGGGATGGCGCTGCCGGTAAAAATGGCGGTTCTGGTGGCGGCGGTCCTGCAAGTGCAATGTCTGGATCTGGAACTAATGGTACCGGGACATCAGGTCAAGGTAATAACGGTGGTAATGGGTATGCGCCTTGTTGCGGTCCTGCAATTGGCGGCGGCGGCGGCGGCGCTGGTGCTGCTGGTACTAATCCTAATGGCGGTTCTGGTTCTGCATCTTCAATCAGTGGAGCATCTACTTATTATGCAGGTGGCGGCGCTGGTTCCAGAAATAATTCTTCAACTCCCGGCACTGGTGGTGCTGGTGGTGGCGGTAATGGCGGAACAGATGCGGGCGATGTTGCAGGCACGGCTGGTAGCGCAAATACGGGCGGCGGTGGTGGTGGATCACCTTATGCGGTTGCTGGAGCCAATGGCGGTTCTGGCGTTGTCATTATCCGTTATAAATTCCAGTAAGGTGAAAAATGGCACACTTTGCTCAAGTTGATGCAAATTACACAGTGCTTGAGGTTGTCGTTATAGATAACAGCAGCATTGATAATTTGCCGTTTCCAGAAAGCGAACCTATCGGTCGCGCATATTGCCAAGACTTATATGGTGCTGACACTCTTTGGTACCAAACAAGTTATAGCGCAAGTTTCCGTGTTCACTATGCTGGAATTGGATACATATACGATCCAGTTCTAAATGCCTTCATACCTCCTAAACCTTATCCATCATGGGTTCTCAATACGACAACTTGTGAATGGCAAGCTCCAGTTCCATACCCAGATGACGGTAAGGCTTATGTTTGGGACGAATGCACTCAATCATGGGTCCCTGTTCCACCAAAGCCACACAATACAGAGCCGCCTACGGTGCTTTGATGGAAACGGAGCAAAAACATTTTGGCAATCTCAGCGGCACTTTATTTACATTTAAAGAAGCTGGTGATCTTTTGCCAATGCACAACCACGACGAAAATACCGTTCATATAACTTTTATTTTGGACGGATCATTTAAAGTTCGCGGAGAAACATGGGAGTTTGAAGCAAAAGCAGGAAAGTTCATTGATTGGCAAGCAGGTCAAGCACATGAACTTATTGCTTTAGAGCCAAATTCTCGCTTTCTGAATATAGTGAAAAACACGATGGTGTAGAGCAATGACCCCAGATGAACTCGACGCACTGATGGAACGCGCAGCAGAGCGTGGAGCTCGTCGGGCTCTTGAGAGCGTTGGACTGCATGACGATCACGCCGGACGTGACATTCACGATCTCAGAACACTGATCGACGGATGGAGAACGACCAAGAAGACGATCCTTGAGGCCGTGTTGCGGTGGATGACGATCGGAATTCTTGGTCTTCTGTCTATCGGCCTTTGGTGGAAGATGCACGAAAAGTAGGAACGATAACTAATGGATCCGATCACGATCCTTGCCGGTTGCACGGCGGCGTATAACGCAATCAAGCAAGGGATCTCGATCGGCAAAGAGATCCAGGGCATGATCGGCGACGTCACGTCAATCATGGACAGTGTAGGACAACTGACGCAAATATCAGCCAAGCCTCCACAGCCTTCTATCTTCTCGGGCAAGTCAGCAGAAGCAATCGCAATGGAAGCCTACGCGGCCAAGAAGCAGGCCGAGCTGATGATGAACGAGGTGCGTAACGCTTTCATTTCTCAGTATGGTCTCAACGCCTGGGACATTGTCCAGACTGAGGCGACTAGGATCAAGAAAGAGCAGAAGCTTGCGCGCGAGAAGGCTGCGCACGAAGCTCAAAAGGAACAGGAGGAGTTCCTGCATTCTTTGAAGGTCTTTGGTTTTGCGGCTGTGCTGTTGCTGGCTCTGATCTTTGGCATGGTTGTCACAATCATCTCGACCTATAGGTAGATCCATGACGACGTCGCTTTATGAAGACCTCTGCGCTTTGGCTCCTCGAGCCAAGAAGGATCTGCTGAAGAAGCTCGCCAAGGTCGCACCTGGAGTTCTGGCCGAGTATGAGATCAACACGGCTCTGCGCGAGGCACACTTCTGGGCGCAGGCTGCGCATGAGACCGGCGGCTTCCGCTTCATGCATGAGATCTGGGGACCGACAGACGCCCAGAAGAGATACGAGGGCCGCAAGGATCTCGGAAACACAGAGCCAGGCGACGGCAAGCTCTTCGCCGGCCGCGGCATCTTCCAGCTCACTGGGCGCGCCAACTACAAGAAGTATGGCGACATCCTCGGAATCGATCTGATCGCAGATCCGGACAAGGCTGCGGATCCTGAGATCGCGCTGCGGATCGCCTGCGAGTATTGGAAGGCCCGCAAGATTAACGTCTGCGCCGACCAGGACGACATCGTCGCCGTGACAAAGAAGATCAACGGCGGCACGAATGGAATTGCTGATCGGCGGACCTGCCTAGCTGTCTCAAAAAAGATGTGGGCAGACAATTACGACAGCGACATGGTGCCTGTGCCTAAGCAGGAAAAGTCAATCGTCGAAAGCAAACAGGCGACCGGCGGCTTGGCTGTTGGCGGTCTGGCTGCGCTTGGCGCGGCAAAGGAGATCAAGGAACAGGTTCAGGACGCGACAGACCTGGCTTCGACCCTGGTCGGCGCCTTGTCGAATACCAGCGTCCTAATCATGCTTGCCCTGGTCGCTGTAGGCGCGGCTATCTTCTATTGGCGCAAAAAGCACCTTGAGGAGTATGGAGTATGATCGGCCTCCTCTTTTCGCCTCTGGGGCGTTACATTGTCATAGGCGGGATCGTCTTGCTGGTGGCGTTCTCAGCCTATATGAAGATCAGGTCGGATGCTGTCGCCGAAGTCGAGGCTCAGGCAACCGCAGAAGCATTAAGGAGAACGCAAGATGCGCTTCGTGCTGGTGATGCTGTCGATGTCAGTCCTGACCGGCTGCGTGAGCCTGACAAGTTTATCCGGGACTAACACCGCAGCCTGCTCTGTCTGGCAACCGATCTCCTGGTCGAAAAAAGATACCGATCAGACGCTCACTGAGGTGAAGGTTAACAATGCCCGTCGGGAAGGGTTCTGCAAGGGGTCTAACTGAATGCCGCTGGCTCCGATCTCAATTCCGCCTGGTGTAGTCAGGCCTGCAACGCCCCTCCAAGCGAAGGGGCGCTATTGGGATGCCAACCTGATCCGGTGGCGTTCTGGAAAATTGCTGCCTGTTGGTGGCTGGCAACGCATCACAGATTCACCTCTCGACAGCACGCCGCGAGCAATTTTTTCTTGGGCTGATACAGCCGGTGCAAACTTTCTTGCGGTCGGATGTGACGATGATCTTTACGTCATGGAGTCTTCTGTCTTTACAAATGTGACACCGAGCGCATTTGTTGGATCGACACAAGGCCAATATGGCGGTTTTGGTGCGTATCTGTATGGTCAATTGCTATATGGGGACGATACAGATCCAACCTATCCTCGACCTGTCAGCAACTTCAATGTCCCTGTCTTCTCTTGGAGTTTCGACAACTGGGGGGAAGACCTTCTTGCTGTCGCCTCAAGCGATGGAAGACTCCTGCACTGGGCTCCGACCGAAGGAATAGCTCACGAAGTTGGAAAGGTGAACATCACCAGCGCAGCGCGTGTTTCAAACGTCGTTACAGTAACAACAGCCTGGCACCACGATTATGCCGTCGGCGATGTAGTTACAATTGCGGGGAACTCAGTTGCAGCATTCAATGCTACATGGACGATCGCTTCTGTCCCGTCAGATACAACATTCACGTTTAGCGACAGCGGGACAAACACGACAGGAACAGGCGGAACTGCGTCAATCCCTGGGATCCCGCAAAACAATCGCGCTGTGATTGTTACTCCTGAGCGCCATGTCGTCCTTCTTGGAGCTGGCGGTAATCCTCGGCGCGTCGGTTGGTCGTCGCGTGAAGATTACTCTGATTGGGATTTTGCAAGCTCGACAAACACGGCTGGCTACCTAGACCTCGACACTCAGACAAAGCTTGTTATGTGCGCGCCTGTCCGCGAAGGAACGCTGATCTGGACGGATGACGAAGCCTGGCTGATGCGCTTCATTGGTCTGCCCTACATCTACTCGATCGAGCGCATTGGCTACGGATGCGGACTTATGTCACCTCGATCGTTTGCAACGACAGCCGGTCGGTGCATCTGGATGGGTCGTGAAAGCTTCTGGATCTACGACGGCGGAGTTGTCAAACCGCTGACATGTGATGTCGGCTCCTACGTCTTCGATAACATCGATCCGACGGCAGGATTCCTTTATAGCCATGGATCTGAGAATGGTCTGTTCCCTGAGGCTTGGTTCTGGTTTCCGTCGCCTGGCTCTGATGTTCCTGATCTGTCTGTCTTCTATAACTATTCGGAAGGCTGGTGGGGGATCGGCAACACCATGACCAGGACCGCAGCCTGCGGCGCCGGCGTCTTTGACTATCCAATCGCATCTGATGAGAACAATGACCTTTTCGAACAAGAGAATGGCTGGAATGCTGCCGGAACTCCGATCGAAAATGGCCGTTATGGCGAGACAGGCAGTCTCAATATCCAGAACGGCAATGTGATCTCATTCCTGCGTCAGGCAATCACAGACAGCGGCTACGGCTACGACAGCACGCAGATCACGGTCTACTCCAGCTTCACGCCGGAAGGGCAGGAGACGACGTCTGGGCCTTATAACCCCAGGTCTGACGGCTATACCGACATGAGGGTCACTGGTCGAGACTTCCGGATGCGGATCTCGGCGACAGATGACGCTCCCTGGAGCATTGGCGAGATGAGGATCGACTTCCTGCCGAAGGGTGGCCGATGAGAGCAAACCTTCCTCCGGCGCCACCAAGTTACGACTCGGCCTACTTCACACGGGCTTTTTCAGCTCTTGACCAGGTAGTAGGACAGGCTGTTATCAAGATCGAGGCGGTTGAAAGTGTCCTGCTTCAATCGCCTGACGGTTCCGTGTATAAGTTGACGATAGACAACGCAGGCAACCTTACAACGACGGCGGTGCCGCTTGGACAACAAGGTTCGCCTCCTTATTAAAGTGCGCAAGGCGCTGCGGGTAGGCGGCGACACGCACTCGATGGATGACCTGATCGGAGCCCTCAAGCGGGGGGAGATGCAGGCACACCATAACGATCGGGCTGTGATTGTGACGGAGATCGTCCAAGCCCCTCGGCGACGGTTCTTAAATCTTTTCCTTGTCGCGGGGGATATGGATGCGATCGACGAGCTCACACCGAAAGTGACAGAGTGGGCGTTTGAGCAAGGATGTGAGTTTGCAAGAGCTCAGGTTCGACTAGGGTTTGAAAAGTCTCTGAAGGAAAGAGGCTGGATGAAGACCCAACTAATCATGGAGTATCACCCTCATGGGCGGCGGATCACCAGCACCTAGCAGCCAGACGATTACGAACAGGACGGAACTCCCTCCTTGGCTCGAGGACATCACTAAGGAGAACCTTGCTCGAGCTGATGCTCTGAGCAATCGTCCTTATCAGGCCTATCCTGGACAGCTCACGGCTGGATTCTCTCCTGAGCAGGAGGCTGCGTTCCAGTTCGCTCAAGCCGGCGTCGGCGCAACACAGCCGATGTACAACCAGGCTTATGGTGTGACGTCAGGCGTTGCTAATTACACGCCGCAACAGGTGCAGGCTCAGAACTTCCTGCAAGGCGACGTCAGCGGCTACATGAATCCATACGTCCAGAACGTCGAACAGGCTGCTCTTTCTCGCCTAGAAGGTGCCACGAAGCAGGCTGTGAATCGTATTGGCGATCAGGCCGCGGCTGCGCGTGCCTTTGGTGGATCTCGCCAAGGCATCGCAGAAGGCGTTGCACTTGGTGAGGCAGCTCGATCGGCTGGTGAACTTTCTGCAAATCTTCGCTCGCAGGCCTTTCAACAGGCAGCGCAGCAGATGCAGGCAGATCAAAACCGCGCATTGCAGGCATCGCTCGCAAACCAACAGGCTGGTTTGTCTGGTGCTGGTCTTAACCTGCAAGGCGGCGCTGGTCTTGCAAATATTGCAGGACAATACCAGCAAGCGCGCGGCTTAGACGCAGCAACGCTTGAGAACGTCGGTCGTGCGCGTCAGGCTATGGCGCAGCAACAGCTCGATGAAGCCTATGCGCGCTTCATGGAAGAGAAGAACTATCCGGTTGAGAACCTCAATCTTCGTTTGGCTGCAACGTCTGCGACACCGTATGGGACAACCCAGACGCAGACACGTCCATACACTGCGCCAAATAGCTTCCTGACAGGGCTCGGAACGCTTGGCTCCGCTGCGTCTGGTATCGCAAGTCTGTTCTCTTTGTTCTCTGATGAGCGCGCAAAGACAGACATCCAGAAGGTCGGCAAGGATCCTGAAAGCGGTCTCGACATGTACGCCTATCGCTACAAAGGCGATCCGAAGAGCTATCCGAAGGTCGTTGGACCGATGGCGCAGGACATCGAGAAGAAGTATCCAGAGGCTGTTCGCGAGATTGGCGGCAAGAAGACAGTCAACCTCGGCTTCGGCCCGATGAGGAAGGCGTTCAAGAATGGCTGACGTCAATACGATCGCCGACTACATCTTCCGTCGCGCCCAGCAAGTCGGTGTTAATCCTTACACGGCGCTCGGCATCGCGCGCTATGAAGGGCTCAACCCGAACACGCTGGGATCGTCGACATTCGGCAATCCAGATGCGGCCGGCTACTCGTTTGGTCCATTCCAGCTTTACTCTGGATCTTCCGATCCGACGAAGATCGCTCCTGGTGGCATGGCCTACGAGTTCAAGCAGAAGTACGGCGAGGCGCCATCTCGTGAGAACTGGAAGGGCCAGGTCGACTTTGCTCTCGATCGTATGCGCACAAGCACGTCTCCATGGTATGCGGTGCGCGACCAGGGCGGTATCGAAGCTATTACGGACAAGGGGCGTACATTCGCGACGGAGATCGGTCTTAACCAGACGCCGAAC